AGCAATCTATACTTTACTAATGCAAGGGCAGATGCAAGAATTGCTGCTGCATCTACAAGCGATCTATCAGAAGGAACTAATCTTTATCACACAACTGCTCGTGCACGTTCTGCAATCAGTGCTGGTGGAGACTTATCATATAACGCTTCAACTGGTGTGATGAGTGTCACATTGCCAACAGTATTCTCTGGGGCATACAATGACCTATCTGGTAAACCTACATTATTCTCTGGTGCATATAATGATCTAAGTGGCAAACCTTCATTATTCTCTGGTGCATATGCAGACCTAACTGGTGCACCTTCTCTTGGTGCTGTTGCCACATCTAATGATTATGATGACCTAAGCAACAAACCAACACTAGGTACTGCTGCTGCTACTGCATCAACTGCATACGCTACTGCTGCACAAGGTGCTCTTGCTGCATCTGCATTGCAGGCAGAAACAATTACATTAGCAACACTGAAATCTGTTACAGCAGCGTCTTCTGACTTTGCTGACTTCCAATCTAGAATCGCTGCTCTATAAGTAAATGGCAATCCCAACCTCAAAATCAACTTTTAAAGAATACTGTCTCCGTAGACTCGGCAAACCAGTATTAGAAGTTAACGTGTCAGACGATCAAGTTGATGATGCGATTGATTATGCTGTACAGAAATTTCAACAGTATCACTATGAAGGTGCCGAAAGAGTTTACTTAAAGCATAAGTTTACTGCTGATGAGATCACTGCTGGTAAGTCAAACACAACTTCACTAGCAACTGATGGTACTACTGAGTGGTTAGAACAATCTGCATTCGTTCCTGTACCAGAGCACATAACTGCTATTGAAGGTATCTTTAAATTTACAGACAAAGGTACTAGAAACATGTTTGATATTAGATATCAAATGCGTTTGAATGACTTGTATGATTTTACATCTACACAGTTCTATCATTACTATATGATACAACAACACTTAGAGACTATTGATTTCATACTAGAAGGTATGCACCCAGTAAGATATCAAGCAGTACAAGATAAAGTTTACTTAGATTTTGACTGGTCACAAGATGCATTAGAAGATCAGTTTATTGTTATCAAATGTTGGAGAGCATTACAACCTGACACATGGACTGAGATCTATAATCAGATGTGGTTAAAGGATTATGCTACTGCAAAGATTAAGAAACAATGGGGAACAAACCTTACTAAATTTACTAGCGTTCAAATGCCAGGTGGTATCACTCTTAACGGAGAGATGATTTATAATGATGCAGTCGAGGAATTAAAGATCCTTGATGAGCAACTTCGCACCACATGGGAAACTCCACCACTAGACATGATAGGATGATATGGCAACTAACAGTTACTTTACCCAAGGTACAACAGGAGAGCAAGATTTGCAAGAGTCTCTTGTCACAGAGCAAATTAAAATGTTCGGCAAGGACGTCTACTATATCCCGAGAACACTTGTTAAAGAAGATAGTGTCTTCGGGGAGGATACCCTCTCTAAGTTTGAAGGAGCACACTTAATTGAAGCGTACATTGAAGACGCTGGTGGTTTTAGGGGCGACGGTGATATTTTCTCTAAGTTTGGAGTCAGAATTCAAGACCAAATCACCTTTGTTATATCTCGATCAAGATTCACAGCAGCAGTAGACGATAATGCAACTTTAATTGTAGAGGGTAGACCTAACGAAGGTGACCTAATACATTTGCCTATGGCAAATAAAACTTTTGAGATACAGTTTGTAGAGCACGAACAACCTTTCTATCAGTTTGGTAAGAACTATGTTTGGGGTTTACGTTGTGAGTTGTTCGAGTACAGCGACGAGGATATCGATACTGGTGTGGCAGCAGTAGATGCATTAGAAACAAACTTTGCCAATGCTATTACAGTTGGTCTAGTTGCTGGTGGATCTGGAACATTCACTGCTGGTGAAACTGTAACTGGTGGTACATCTAATGTTACTGCTGAGGTTAAGTCATTTGATAGTTCAACTAATACTTTGATAGTGATTAACAGATCAGGCACCTTCACGGTCCCAGAAACTATCACTGGTGGCACATCTAGTGCATCGTTCACAACTGCATCATATAATACACTAAATAATACTAACTCCGAATTTGATATCAATGCGTCCATTGAGACGTCTGCCGATGGTATACTTGACTTTACACAGGGCAATCCATTCGGTGAATTTGGAAATAGTGGAGGTTCTATCTAATGCTTGGTTCATATAATTACAACGGTATAATAAAGAAGACCGTTGTAGGATTTGGTACGTTATTTAACAACATAGAAATCAGACGTGTGTCTGGTTCTAAGACAGAGGTCATGAAAGTGCCCCTTGCTTATGGACCAAAGGCAAAGTTCTTAGCACGTTTACGTCAGTTAGGTGACTTAACTACACAGGATCAGGTACAAATTACATTACCTAGAATATCATTTGAGATACAAGGTATTAATTATGATCCTACTAGAAAGGTATCACCAACACAATATATCAGACATACAACAGGCAACAAAGAGAACAAAGGATTCATGCCTGTTCCTTACAATATTAATTTTGAGTTAGCAATATTAAGTAAGAACCAAGATGATGCTCTACAAATACTAGAACAGATACTTCCATTCTTCCAACCAAGTTTCAATATTACAATGAATCTTGTACCAGAATTAGGAGAGGTAAAAGATTATCCTGTAACATTAACAAGTATTGATTACGGAGACGAGTACGAAGGAGACTACGATACCAGAAGAACGTTAATATATACATTGCAATTCATTGCTAAGACATACATGTATGGTCCAGTAGTTGATAAGTCTGGTGAACTTATTAAGAAAACTATTGTCGACTACTCTACTGACTCAGTTAGAACTGCGCCAAGAGAGGTACGTTATGTTGCTACACCTAGATCTCTTGTTGAAAGAGATAACAATGCAGTCACAACTGTATCAGCAGATATAGATGATAATGATGGCATTATAAATGTAACAGATGCGTCTGGAATATCATTGAAAGATGACATTCAGATAGATAGTGAGGTGATGCGTGTCACAAAAATTGATGGCACCAAGGTCTATGTTGCTCGTGCGTTCAATAATTCAACCATAGCAGCACATGTAGCGAGTTCAAATGTATTCATCATAACAAGTGCAGATCATGCATTGTTAGATTCCGATGACGACTTTGGATTCAACGAACTTTATAGTGAGTTTACTGATGGAAAATCAAGAAACCCAACCACAGGAGCAGACGAGTAAGTTTGATGGTATCGAGGAAGCACTCGATGTCAAGACTGAAATTATGCAGGCAGACACTTCTATTAAGAAGGTGGAACCTAGTGTGGATATATCAGACAAGAACCAACTTAAAAAAGATTATGAGTATACCAGAGGCAACTTGTATACACTAATTGATAAAGGACAAGAAGCAGTAGATGGTATCTTAGAACTCGCACAGGAGTCTGATCAACCAAGAGCATACGAGGTTGCAGGACAACTTATAAAGCATGTTGGTGACGTAGCAGACAAGTTAGTTGATCTACAAAAGAAGGTCAATGAAATAGAAAATCCAGGCAAAGGAAAACAAACAGAAGTCACTAACAATACCATGTTCGTTGGTAGCACTGCTGATCTTGCAAAATTCTTAAAGCAAGAAAAGGATAAATAACATAGTAGGAGAATTTTTACCCAATGTCAGTATTAAATGTAATTGACACCCAAACAGTATCAGGAAGTGGCACAAGCTATATCGTGGTAAAAAGTGGTGTGCTTAGATGCTATGCAGCATCCGCGTCAACAATAGCGATAGACGGTGGTCCCGCTATAACTTTGGCAGCAGGAGAAGCATTGTTAGTTTCCTGTGGTAAAGCAAAGAACGCTAAGATTGTTGGTGCAACAGATGCATCATCAATGGTAGTTACCGTTGAAGGTTTTGCTGGTGGTGGTCGTCATACATTCAGTGTTGGTGATTTCATTCAGACTATTGATGGTGGTGACACAGATGGATTTACATCAGACTTCGAGTCAGCAGCAGCATCAGGAAAAGCAGTTACAGCAGTAACTGGTTCAACTATTACAACAAATTATGATTCATCAGCAGCATCAGGAGACTATGCTCTCTCAGCAGCAGACTCAACTGCTGGCAACATCCCTGTCATACAAAGAGTTGCAAAACTTGTCGCTGGTTCTAACGCAGTCATTGTCGAGCAAGTACAGATTGTCGGAGGATAATCAGGAATGCCCGCAGTCTCAAAGAAACAACAAAGATTCTTCGGGATGGTTAGAGCGTTTCAGAAAGGGGATCAAACGCAAACTCCCTCATCTGAGGTTGCCAGAGTTGCTTCCAGCATAAAGATGAAAGATGCAAAGAAGTTTGCATCAACTAAACATAAAGGATTACCCGAAAAGAAAGTGAAAAAAGAATCAGTAGAGCATGTAGGTAATTCCGATTTCAGATCATCAGCAGAGTTCATGAACACTTTTGCTAAACTAAAAAGACTTCGTAAGAAGAACGACAAAATTGGCACAGGTAATACAGGTCTACCACAAGGTGTCGCTCAAACTAACAGGAGAGGTAAAATGCAAGGTGTCGAAGAGGCAGCAATAGGTACAGCAGCAGGCGGTGGTGCTGTTACTGGGAGCACCTCATATACAGGACCTAACAAAGCGGACAGAAAAGTTATCAAGAAAATGGATAACAAAAAGTTTGCTTCTAAACTAGCAGATTACGAAAAGAACATGGATCCTAAAAAGCGTGAAGCACTTAAAGACAAAGCAACTAAGGGTATGAAATTTACACATGAAGGTACATCATACGGTCTCTACAAAGGTGATGGTAAACCTAAGATGCAGTTTGCAGGATTTGTAAAGAAAGCAAAACCAGATACAAAGAAGAAACCAGTTGCAAGAAAGACAGGTAACCCTGCATTTGATGATCCAAGTCATCATTCTAATCGTAAGAGTTTAAGTAGATCAGAAGACACAGAAGTATATTGGTCAAGTAAAGCATTAGATCAGTTAGATGAACTTGATAAGAAAACAATGGGTTCTTACGTTAAGAAAGCATCGACAGACATGGCAATAAGTGCTGTAAAAGGTGACAAAGACAAGGTAATGAAAAGACATTCTGGTATATTGAAAGCAACTGATAAGATAACAAAGGAAGAGGTAGAAGAATTAGAGGAAACACCAAAGGGTGATAAAGGAAAAAGTACAGCAACTAAACAGGATGATAGATCTGTTCGTAGTTATGGTACTGGTTATGGTAGAAAGTATAATGCTCCTGCTCGTAAAGTTATTCATGCAATGAAGAGAGGAGTCAAGAAGTATAAGGGTGAGAAGGAAAATAATGATGGGTCTACAAAGATGACCAACTTCATTGATGATAGAAAGTCTCACTTCCATACACAAGGTAAGTCTTATGATGAACCTTCAAGGAAGAAGATGAAGAAAGAAGAGGTAGAAGTATTAGATGAAAGACAAAAGGATAGTGACAACCAGAGGTTAAGTCAGGAACGTGGTCGTTCTAACTATGGTAAAGCATCTGTCAGAAACGTAAGACATACAGGTGAGGGTGGTAATGCTGCTGATCCTGCTGAGAGACTTGTGTCAATGGATAAGAGACACAAAGCACACAAAGAGAAGCGTGGTGTAAAAACCCTATCAAAATATAAGAAGGTTGTAAAAGAAGAAGGGTATGATCGTCTAAGAGACGAAGGAAAAATCAAACCATTAGCAAAGAAAAACGTTGCTACACCTGGTCAGGGCAACACATGGAAGCGTCCTGGCAATGCATTAGACAAGGTAAAAGCAGACATTAGACAAAAATACGGAAAGAATGCTATAATGGGTGAGGCACTTAATCCAAAACTGCAAGCAGTCCAGGATAAGGCAAAAGCGAACGTAGCAAAGCAAGCAGCATCTGCTGCTGCTGAAAGGAAATCAAAAGCAGATTCCGCTGCTAAGTTCCAAGCACATAAGAAGAGTGAAATGTCAAAGGGCAAACGTCCTGACCAAGCACTTGACTCATGGCAAAAGAAGAAGATGCAGAAAGAGAATGTAATGTCATTCTCTGATTTCCTCAAAGAAGGAAATGATCGTGCTCGTATGATGTCAAAAGCAAAGAACCAGACTACTGGTAATATAGCAGCAGACAGAGGTACAGACGAAAAAAAGAACCGTGCTAGTCGTAAAGGACTAGAAAAGGATCTTAAAAAGAAAGGGATTGGTTTTAAAAAATCAGTCGGTAGTTACAAGTATGATGATGGATCTACTGGTAGGGAAGTATCCTATCAAACAAGTCCTGGCAAGGGAATGTCTAAGCGTAAGTTCGGAAAACTTACACGTCGTTTGGGACGTAAGCATGGACAGGAATCAGTGATTACTAAGAAGGCAGGGAAACCCGCTAGATTACATGACACTGAATCTAAAAAACCTGGTAAGTCATACAACCTTGGCAAAGAAGTAAAGAAAGGTAAGAACCCCTCTGGTGAAGGTGAAACATCTGCAACCAAAGTAAGGGGCGGTAAACTACCTAAGAAAACAAAACCTAACTCAACTTATCACTATGGCAAAAAGAAATGACAATGGCGTTTATCAATGCCAATTTTGTGGACTAACTGCACCGTTAGGTCACGCACGTCCAAGAACTTGGATGGAAAAACACGAATTGAATTGTGCTAAGAGATCATGATCTTAACCTTCAAAGAGTACTTACAAGAAGCATCCAACTGCCCTGACGGTAAAAAGTATTGCCCGAAGTGTCAGATGTGTGTTGAGAAAACTTGTGAGGAAAAGAAGATGATGAAGGAGGCAGCATGGACAAAGAAGGAAGGACAGAATAAAGAAGGTGGTTTAAATGAGAAAGGGAGAAAGTCTTACGAACGTGAGAATCCTGGTTCTGACTTAAAAGCACCAAGCAAGAAGAAAGGTAATAAAAGAAGAGCAAGTTTCTGTGCTAGAATGAAAGGCATGAAACGAAAACTTACGTCAGCAAAAACTGCTCGTGACCCTGACTCTCGTATAAATAAATCACTACGAGCGTGGAACTGCTGATATGAAATACTCCTATCACGATGTGATGGAGGTGTACCGAGGAAACGGTCACCCTCCGTCAGTAAAACACATACCTAGATTTTTTACTTGGGCAATCATACTAGCATTCATGTTAGGTATGACACAGAGTGCATATGCATTTGATAAAGAACCTGTTATCTGGGTACAAGTTCCACAGTGGACAGATGACTGGGCAGTATGTGCAGTAGATATTCCAGACGCATCATGTCATTGGTACATTGCAGAAGCAGATAATACATTTGGAGAAGGGTTTGACTGGGAAACCGCACCTTGGTTTGATGCCAATGGTTTAAATGACGTGCCTAGTATGTCAGCATCAACACAATTAGAGAAGTTACAGAACCACGGATAAGTAAAATTACCTATATAATATAGGTAGTTTAGAGAAATTAAATGAAAGACTTACCAATTAGGTCATCATGTATTTTGTTTGGGACCGTTAGTGTTGCTCTTCTATTCTCACGCTTTGCTTGGGTATGAGGAAGTTTAACACTTGGGTCTTAGACACCACAATTTACATCTTGGATTTTCTTTACAGAGGTAGAGACTTCCAAAGATTCTGGGTATTAGAAGTTATTGCAAGAGCACCCTACTTCTCATTTATTAGTGTTCTACATTTCCGTGAGTCATTAGGACTTAGAGGACCAGAACATATCTACTTAATGAAAGAACATTTCTATCAGGCATTAAATGAAACTGAGCACTTGGAAGAGATGGAAAAACGAGGTGGTGATGAATACTGGATTGACAGGTTTCTTGCAAAGCACCTTGTTCTTATCTATTATTGGATCATGGTTGGGTACTACCTTGCTAATCCTCTTGCTGCTTATGATATTAATATGAAGATAGAGAAACATGCATTCGAGACGTATATAAAGTATTTGGCATATCATCCAGAAGATAAGAAGATAGCAGAGATAGCAGAAGACGAACTAAAACACGCACACGAATTACAACACGCAATGTCTATGATCTAATGGTTGTAGTTCATTCAGTCAACATTATGGTTCTCATACTTATCATAAGTGTGACGATTCTTATCGCCTATATAATGAAGTATGCCTATGAGGAAATGAACGATGGGAGCAATGACACCACCAAGCAGGAAGAGTTGTTACAACTTTCGAGTGACGGAGATAACAAAGGTAGTTGATGGTGACACTATTGACGTAGTAATAGACTTAGGGTTTGATATATACAAACACGAAAGAGTCAGAATTGCTGGAATAGATACTCCTGAGAAGAGAACGAGAGACCTTGCAGAAAAGAAACTAGGTATAGACGCAACTAACTGGATGAAAGCAACTTTGGAGGACACGATTAATGGAGAACATGAACTCACTATACGAACTGAACTTAAAGGCGGGGTTGGTAAGTATGGTCGTCTCCTTGGTTGGTTATATGTGGGTGACGAGGAAAAGTCGCTCAATGAACAGATGATTGACGAAGGATACGCATGGTGCTATGATGGTGGTACCAAACGTAAAGACTTTGAATCACTTAAAGAGATTCGTAGAAGTCAAGGAACGTTAATAGAATGATGCCATCTATGAGAAAAACTATTATTAACGCACTCAAAGCACATGCTATGGGTGACATCAAAAAACATTTAGCAAACATTGAAATCTATTTGGAGAACCCTGCTGGCATCGGAGAACACTCTGATGTTATGGAAGCAATCCAAGTAGAACTAGATCAGGTGGCAAAATACCATGACCAACTCGAAGTCCTCTCAAAATACGTTGACAGGGAATCTGGTTCATGAAGTTTCTTCATTAATTAGACATAAGATATTAACTTTACCCGCACTTAAACCCTTAGATAATCCACATCCTATCGTAGAAAACGATGATGTGTTTATTATTAATGAGATGAATAGGTGTAAGGGTCTAAGGAAAGTACATTTAGAAACTGGATATACAAAGAACATTGAAGTCATGCACTGTGTGTTCTTTCCTAATCCAGAATATCCCTTACCTATATTTGGTGCTGATATAGTTGCAACACCGAAGGTAATTACTGCTGCGATCTGTGATATCTCTCCTGTACATAATGCAAGTAGTATATACTATGGTTTAGATATAATCGCTAGTCAATATAAGTTTAAAGAACCAAGAGCATTACCAGAGTGGGCAGATATATTTTCACCTTTCTGTCAGTTCATGCGTATAAGAGATGATAAAGAGAAAAGAATGTTTGTACAGTTAGTGGAAAGGTACTTAGACATATACATTGAACATGTGTATGGTGCTGAGAGAGATAAGAACTGGATAAATACTATGAAGAGAATGGATGATCAGATCTGGTATTGTAAGCAACAAAGGCAGAACAAGAAAACCAAGGCAGTCCTTGGACAATGGTTCGATCCTGAGTGGGCACAAGATTATATCGACAATACCTTGTTTGATGTACCTAATAGAAATTGGCAATGGTGGATGAATGGCGACTGAAAATCAGTATCTAGGTAACCCTAATCTAAAAAAAGCAAACGTAGCACAGAGTTTTACTCCGTCACAGGTGAAAGAGTTCGTCAAATGTTCTCAGGACCCTGTGTATTTTATTAAGAAGTATATTAGAATCGTCTCACTAGATAAAGGTCTTATACCATTTGACTTGTATGACTTCCAAGAAGACATGGTAAACAAGTTTAATGATTATAGATTTAATATTGCTAAGTTACCTAGACAGTCTGGTAAGTCTACTGTTGTTACATCATATCTGTTATGGTATGTAATCTTTAATGATAATGTTAACGTAGCAATCCTTGCAAACAAGGCAGCGACTGCTAGGGAAATGCTACAACGTCTACAATTAAGTTATGAAAACCTCCCAAAATGGATGCAACAAGGAATCAACCAGTGGAACAGAGGTTCTTTGGAACTTGAAAACGGCAGTAAAATCATGGCTGCTTCTACTTCCGCTTCTGCTGTCAGGGGTATGTCTTTTAATATCATATTTCTGGACGAATTCGCGTTCATTCCGAATCACATTGCTGACCAGTTTTTCAGTTCTGTGTATCCTACTATATCTTCTGGTAAATCAACAAAAGTTATTATCATATCTACACCACATGGTATGAACATGTTCTATAAACTCTGGCATGATGCCGAGAGACAGAAGAACGAATACGTTACTACTGAGGTACACTGGTCACAGGTGCCAGGTAGAGACGCAGTATGGAAAGAGCAGACCATAGCGAACACATCAGAGGAACAGTTTAGAGTTGAGTTTGAGTGTGAGTTCCTGGGATCTGTTGATACTCTTATCTCCGCATCTAAGTTGAGGATGATGGCATATGATGACCCTATACAAAAGAATAAAGGACTAGATGTATATGAGAAACCAGAAAAAGATAAGACATATTGTATAACTGTTGACGTAGCAAGGGGTGTAACGAAGGATTATAGTGCGTTCTGTGTAATAGACACGACAACAATACCATATAAGGTGGTAGCAAAGTATAGAAATAACACAATTAAACCACTGCTATTCCCTAATACCATATACGATGTCGCGTGTGCGTACAACCATGCGTTTGTATTAGTGGAGGTAAATGATATTGGCGGGCAGATTGCGGACATGTTGCACTTTGACTTGGAGTATGACAATATCCTTATGGCATCTATGCGTGGACGTGCAGGACAGGTAGTAGGACAAGGATTCTCTGGTACTAAGGTACAACTAGGAGTTAAGATGAGTACGACTGTCAAGAAGACAGGGTGTTCTAATATGAAACAGTTGATAGAAGATGACAAGTTACTGATATCTGACTATGACATCATTGCAGAACTGACTACATTCATACAGAGAGGTCAGGCATGGGAAGCAGAAGAGGGTTGTAATGATGACCTTGCTATGTGTCTGGTTATGTTCTCATGGTTAGCAACATCAGATTACTTCCGTGAACTACATGACAATGACGTCAGAATGAGAATGTATCAAGAGCAGAAGGATCAGATAGAAGCAGACATGGCACCTTTTGGATTTGTTAGTGACGGATTAGAGCAGGAAACCATCATTGACAATGAAGGTCAAGTATGGCATACTGATGAGTATGGAGATATGTCTTACATGTGGGATTACAAATGATTTCTTTTTTATTCGCTAGTGCTGGTTTACTAAACCTATTGTTCTATGTTTTTGCAATAGGGTTTGTGGTATCGTTAATACTAGAACAGATTGTTAAAGCAAAACCCTTATCACCTTTTGATGAGATAAATGAGAGAAATCTCTATATAGTACAGACCAACCGTAGATACTGTTGGAGACAAGCATGGGTCACTAATCTAATATGGTTTATGGTCAATGTAAGTCTGTTCTTAGTATCTCGTAATATGCAAACACCAACCGATACATTCTGGAACGGAATCTAATGGTAATAAAAGTAGATAAAAGTAAAGAGTTTATAAGGAGTGGTAAGAAACTCGCATCAGAGTATCCTGCACAACCAAAGAAGGATGGACCTCGAAAGTGACTTCTTAGAATTAGAACACCTTATCCTAAAACAACGTGTTTGCAAGACATGTGGGATAGAGAAAGATCTACTTACTGACTATTATAAGACTAGAAAAGACAGAGGTGCTATGCCCTCTGCTTTTTCGTATGAGTGCAAATCATGTACAAAGATAAGAATTAAGAAAAGACGTAAAAGTGTTGATATAACTACCTACTCCTACCCTGACTGGTGATGTTCACGTCTTGTTTCCCCACTGGAAACATACGTTTTTCTAAATATTAGTAGCATCCGAATTGAAATTTATCCGAGGAGTATACCCAGATGGCATCCACACAAATTTCCCCAGGTGTCGTTGTCCTAGAAAGAGATCTGACTAATACCGTAAACGCAACTGTTGATAACATTGCAGCGGTAGTTGGAACCTTTGAAAAAGGACCAGTAGATGAGGTTAGAGTAATCTCGTCCGAGAGACAACTGGTTGAAGAGTTTGGTAAACCAAACGACAGTAATTACGAGTATTGGTTCTCTGCTGCACAATTTATGTTGTACGGTGGATCAGTAAAAGTAGTTCGTGCAACAAGCACATCATTAAAGAATAGTATTGATACTACTACTGTAACCGATACAACATTCTCAGCAACAGACACTACACTAACAGTTGCAGAGGCAACAGACTTTGACACAGGGGATCTTTTAAAGATCGACTCAGAAATCGTCTCAATCACAGGAATCTCTGGATTGGACATCGCTGTGTCTCGTGGACAACTTAATACATCTGCGGTATCACACGCTGCATCTTCTCAGATCATGTTGATCGAGGCAGCAGGAACTACCACAACTATTAATGAGGGTGGTACATTCTCTGATAGTGATACAACTCTAACTGTTACTAACGCATCTACATTAGGTGTACAGATTAACAGTTACATCAGAATCACTGATGAAATTATGCAAGTTACTGGTATCAGTACCAATGACTTGACTGTAACTCGTGCCCAACTCGGAACTGCTGCATCATCACACACTGACGGTGTTACTGTAACACTTCTAACTGTTACTACTAACAAGACAACAATCAATGAGACAACAACAAGTGGTGTTACTCCTCCATTGATTAAGAACTTTGATGAGTACGAAGCAACAGTCGAGACTGCTTCTAATAACTGGAAGTGGGCAGGAAAGACACCTGGAACATACGGTAACTCAATCAGAGTTGTAGTTACAGACGCTGGTCCAGACCAAATCCTATACCTTGCAACTCCAACAACAGGTAACCCTGAGCATAAGTTAGAGCCAGGCAAGAAGGTTAACATTTCAGCAACTTCATCTTACTCACAGATTTATAGTTACGTCCTAGAAATTACCTTAGAGCAGGGATCAACCCTAGTAGGTTCTTTCAATGGTGGTAACTTCTTCACTGCTGTATCAGGTAACGTAACTGGTAATGTAGTATCATACGATGCAACATCTAGAAAGATTGAGATCACAGTTGATACAACATCATCTGATTACCTAGAAGTTGGAGACACAATCACAGAACTATCAAATAGTGGCGGATCACCTGGTTCTGCAACTGGCGATAGCGGTAAGATTGCTGCAATTAACAGAAGATTATCTATTGTAATGGACAAGGGAGCAACAAACTTCGTTGCTAACCAAGTCATTAAAGAAGGTTCAACATACGCTGCTGACGGTGTAACAACAGCAGGACGCGACGTAAACATTGTTTCTATCGCATCTGAGTACGCAACTCGTGTATATGGTAAGAACTCTAAGTGGTCATCTATTGCAGATAGACCTGGAACTTCCGCATACGCAGCAGACAAGAACGGATTCCGTGACCTAATGCACATCCTTGTATTAGATGGAGACGGAGGAATCACTGGTGTACCAGGAACAGTTCTTGAAAAGTTCCTCAATGTGTCTAAGGCATCTGATGCTAAGTCACCACAAGGAACAAACATCTACTATAAAGATGTAATCAAGACTTCCTCAGAGTATATCTGGTGGGGTTCACACGAACTAACACTTGTACAGGATCTTGATAGTACTGCTACTGGTGATATCGGAACAACTGCTACAAACAGACAGTTCGATATCTTTAAGAACACATCTGCTATCTCTGACATTGACGATCCAACAGGATCAACTGCTGGCGCAATACCAGTTATGTTCACTAAGGGAACATCAACTATCAAATACTCCTTGAAAGGTGGAGTTGATGGTTATTCAGCAGAAAGAGACAAGTTGTTTGACGCATACGACTTATTCACAGACCCTGAGACAGAAGAAATAGACTACATCATAGGTGGTCCAGGCATGAGCAATGAGGCAGACTCACTTGCTAAGGCACAAAAGTTGATTGACGTTGCAAACATCCGTAAGGACTGCATCGCATTCATCTCACCTCCTAAGTATTCTGTTATCGGTGTACCTAACACAAACACAATCGTAGAAAATACAATCGAGTTCTTCGATCAATTATCTTCTACATCATACGCAGTGTTTGACAACAACTACAAGTACATGTATGACAAGTATAACGACAAGTATCGTTATCTTCCATGTAACGCTGACGTTGCTGGTCTAACACTAAGCACCGCACTTAACGCAGAAGCATGGTTCTCCCCTGCTGGATTCAACAGAGGACAACTATTAAACGCAGTTAAGTTAGCATACTCACCATTAAAAGATCATAGAGATCGTTTATATGGTTCAAGAATCAACCCTATTGTATCATTCCCTGGTGAAGGAAATATACTTTACGGAGATAAGACTGCACTAGCAGGAGCATCAGCATTTGACAGAATCAATGTTAGACGCTTATTCCTAGTAATTGAGAGAGCAATCTCTGTATCTGCTAAGAATCAACTCTTTGAAATCAACGATGAGTTTACTCGTAAAGGATTCAAAAACTTAGTTGATCCATACCTAAGAGGAGTTCAATCCGCAAGAGGTATTGTAGATTACCTAGTTGTTTGCGATCAAAGCAACAACCCTCCCGAAGCACAGGACCGTGGTGAGTTCTTTGCTGAAATCTTTGTTAAACCAACAAGGTCGATTAACTTCATCACACTTACATTTACTGCAACCAGAACAGGGGCAACCTTTGCTGAGGTAACACAGTAATTATTATTCACCACAAAAACAATAGGTAAAACTAATGGCATTAGAAGTAATTAAGGACATTATCTCATTCCGTAACTCGGTTAGAGAAGTTGCCCGCCCCAATCAATTCCAAGTTGAACTAGATTTTCCAGGTGGATTAGCAGACGCTAGTCCATCTGCACTAGCAGAATTTGGAACATTCCTAGTTAAGGGAGCAAACTTACCAGCATCTACTGTTGGTACAGTTGAACTTCCATACAGAGGAAGAGTCTTAAAGATTGCAGGAGACAGAACATTTGAACCATGGACTGTTACTGTTATCAACGACGAAGGGTTTAAGTTAAGAAACGCTTTTGAAGAATGGTCAGATAAAATCAGTAAACTTGCTGAGAACAGATCTTTCTTTGAGAATGCAACACAGTATCAAACAAGTGCTACTGTAAGACAGTTATCAAGATCAGGTGGAGACATCAAATCATACAAATTTGAAGGAATCTATCCTGTAAATATCTCTGCTATTGACTTAGCATGGGATAGCAATGATGCTGCTGAGGAGTACACAGTTGAGTTCGCAGTCCAGTACTGGGAAGCAATTAAAAACGATACTGATGTATACAATTCTAAGGAAGTTTCAAAGTAACGTTTTAGAACGTGTCTAAATAATAATGAAGTAATTATAGTAAGATCCGATAATGTCAAATTTATTTGGTTATTCTCTTGATCGCAAAAAGAAGGGGGGCGCAACCCCTTCTTTCGTGCGTAAAGAATCTGATGACGCAGCGCAACCGATAGTAGCGGGTGGGTATTTCGGACAGTATGTTGAAATGGGCGACGCTGCTAATAAGGCAAGCGAAGCAGATTTAATTGGTCGTTATAGAGAAATGTCTCTACACCCAGAGGCAGATGCAGCGATCAATGATGTTGTTAATGAAGCGATAGCAGGGGACTTGAACGATCATCCAGTAGATATTGATCTTCAAAACCTCCGTGGATCGTCAAACTTAAAGACAAGAATCAAGGAAGAGTTTGATAACGTCCTTGTTCTTTTAGATTTCGATAGAAAAGCATACGATATATTCAGACGTTGGTATATAGATGGTAGATTATTCTATCATAAGATGATCGATACTAAGAATCCTAAGAATGGTATTACGGAACTTAGATACATTGATCCTAGAAAGATTAAGAAAGTTGTAGAGTTTGATAAACCAAAAGATAGATTACAACCCATAGATCCACAGACCGCTTCTATTGTTCCGCGTTCTGTTGAGTATTACATATACTCACCCAAAGGTCTGAAAGGATATGAGAACAATGGAATCAAGATTGCACCTGATGCAATAACGTATTGTCACTCAGGTCAGTTAGATATGCAGAGAAATTATGTTCTCTCACATCTACATAAAGCAATCAAGGCACTTAATCAACTTAGGATGATTGAGGATAGTTTGGTTATATATAGATTGTCTCGCGCTCCCGAGCGTAGGATATTCTATATTGACGTGGGTAATTTACCTAAGCAAAAAGCAGAACAATACCTCCGTGAGGTGATGTCCCGCTATCGTAACAAACTTGTTTACAACGCTGATACAGGAGAAATAAGAGATGACAAGAAATTCATGTCAATGCTCGAAGACTTCTGGTTACCACGAAGAGAAGGGGGAAGAGGCACGGAAATCTCTACTCTCCCAGGTGGACAGAATCTTGGAGAACTTGAAGACGTCAAGTACTTCCAAAAGAAACTCTACCGATCACTCAACGTACCCGAGTCACGCTTAGAATCTGATAACTCATTCAACATTGGTAGATCTGCTGAGATCACTCGTGATGAAGTGAAGTTTCAGAAGTTTGTCACCAGACTTCGTAAGAAGTTCAGTGATTTATTTAATGATCTCCTTAAAACTCAATGCGTTCTTAAAGGTGTTTGCACCTTAGAAGAGTGGGATGAGATTAAGGAACACGTTCAGTACAACTTTATTGCGGATAACTACTTCTCTGAAATGAAAGAGAAGGAAGTTATGAATGAACGTCTCGCTATGTTGCAACAAATGGATCCTTATGCAGGAAAATATTTCTCTGTTGAGTATCTAAGACGCAACATCTTACGCCAGACTGACAACGAAATGCAAGAACTTGATGAACAAATGGCAGCAGAAATTGCTGATGGGTTAGTTGTTTCTCCTGTTGAGATGCAACAAATGGAAAAAGCGCAGATGGAAATGTCTATGCAACCACCAGAACCGCCTCCCGAGGAACCCAGTTTGTCTGATAAGGACTATAAAAAGGGAGAAATCTAAATAGTATACATACACACATAAATTATGCCTTCTCAATCTGCTAATGACATCGTGAATGCACTATTTGCTGGACAGAAAGATCTTTCTGACTATGTAGATACGCAAATGAAATCTCTTGCCATGGACTCTATCGAGGATATGAAAAAAGAGGTTGGGAAAACAATGTTTGCTCCACAAGAAGATGGACCAGAATCCACTGAGCAACCTGTTGATGCAATTCCACCTGATCAAACCGAGGAACCCAAAGATGAAACTGATAACGGAACAAATTGATGATGCCCAAGTTGTAATAACTGAGGGTAAGAATGGTAAAAAACAAACCTTTATAGAGGGTGTTTTCTTACAAGGTGAAATCACAAACCGTAACGGTAGACGTTATCCAATACAAACTCTTGCAAGAGAGGCAGCGACATACAACGATAAGTTTGTAAAAACTGGTCGTGCGCTAGGTGAATTGGGTCATCCCGAAGGTCCAACCATCAATTTAGATCGTGCATCACATATAATTACTTCATTAAAACAAGAAGGTAATAACTTTGTAGGTAAAGCACGTTTATTAGAGACCCCAATGGGTAAGATTGCTAAACAACTTCTTGATGAAGGTGTTAAATTAGGAGTCTCATCACGCGGACTAGGGTCTATCAAAGAAGAAAATGGTATCAAAGTTGTAGGTGAGGACTTCGTTCTTGCTACTGCTGCTGATATCGTTGCTGATCCGTCAGCACCTGATGCTTTTGTTAATGGCATCATGGAAGGTAAAGATTGGGTACTTGCTGGTGGCGCAATAGCTGAGCAAGATATTGACTCAATTAAGAAGAGAATTAACAATGCTGCGCTATCGCAGATTGAAGAAAGGAAGATTTCCGCATTTAATTCATTCTTAAATTCTTTATAACTATAAATAATAATTAGCAACTCAACAATAACTTAGGACACGGAGTAACAATGTCTGACAAACTTGAAAAAACTGTAACTGAATCTAGTGTTACTGCTAACGCTAAACCTGGCGATCCAATGCCTAAGTCAGAAGCAGGAACACCTGGACAACCTGGATATCAGGATCTAGGAGGACCAACACCATCTAATTCCAAACCAGATGATGAGTCTAATAAGTATAAGACTGGTGGCGGACCAACTGCAACACCCCCTCAAACAAAACCATCTGATGCTTCTGCACAGAAGGCAGAGTTCAGTACAAAGGGTGATGTACATGCTTCACACAAACCAGAAGGTGAGGAGATAACAGAGGAAGAGAAGGAAGAAACTATACAAGTTGACCTATCTGCTGATGTTGCTGCACTAACTGAGGGTGAAGATCTAAGCGAAGAGTTCAAAGCGAAAGCAGCGACAATCTTTGAAGCAGCAGTGATCTCACGCTTAAACGAAGAACTAGGACGCATGCATGATGACTATGCAAAAGTCTTAGAAGAAGAAATTGAGTCTGTTAAGAACGAATTGGCAGAGAAGGTAGATGAGTACCTGTCATTCGCAACTAACAAATGGGCAAAAGACAACGCTCTTGCTATTGAGCACGGTATCAAAACCGAAATGGCAGAGTCAGTCCTTGCAGGACTCAAACAGGTTTTCTCCGAGAACTTCATAGATGTTCCCGAAGAGAAAGTTGATCTAGTTGACGAAATGACTGGACAACTCGATACAATGGAGAAGAAACTCAATTCACAAATCGAAGAAAACGTCTCTCTAACTAATGAGATAGGCGGATATATCAAGAATGGGATAGTGAACGAATTGTCTGACGGTCTTAGCGTTTCTCAGAAAGAGAAGTTTGCTAGTCTAACAGATGCAGTTGAGTTTGAAAATGAAGAATCCTTCCGCGAGAAGGTCAAGACAATACGCGAATCATACTTCAACAATGGCAAACCCGAAGCGACAACAGTCACTGAGGACGTCGAAGTTGATGCACCTTCTGTTGAAGGAACAATGGGCGCATATGTCAATGCACTTTCCCGCTGGGCAAAGTGATTATAGTAAACACTAATCCAAAATTTATCCTTTAAATCAAGAAAAATGTTCAACTCAGAACACTTGCAGGAAAAGTGGGCACCTATTCTAGAACATTCCGAGTTAGATAACATCTCAGATAAGTATAGAAAGGCAGTCACATCAATCTTGCTAGAAAACCAAGAATCATTCCTCAAAGAAGAGGCAGGCATTCTTAACGAAGCTGCTCCTACAATGAGTGCTGGTACTGCTGGTTTCAGTGGTAGTTCAACTGCTACTGGACCTGTTGCTGGTTTCGACCCTGTGTTGATTTCATTAATAAGAAGATCAATGCCTAAGTTAATCGCTTATGACATTGCTGGTGTACAACCTATGACTGGTCCTACTGGTCTAATCTTCGCAATGAGATCACGCTACGGTACAAACAGAACCGCAGGCAATGAAGCATTCTTTAACGAAGCAGACGCAGAATTCTCAGCAGAGAACGCTGCATCAGATCTAGGACAATCAGCACAGTCTGGATCTAACCCAGGTCTACTCAATGATAGTGGTACATATACTACTAACACTGGTATGACAACAGCACAGTCAGAAGCATTAGGTGATGCATCTGGTAACCAGTTCGCTGAAATGAACTTCTCAATCGAGAAAGTCACAGTGACTGCGAAATCTCGTGCGCTAAAAGCAGAGTACAGTTTAGAACTTGCTCAGGACTTGAAAGCAGTCCACGGACTAGACGCTGAGTCAGAATTAGCAAACATCCTCTCAACTGAGGTTCTTGCTGAAATCAACAGAGAAGTTGTTAGAACAGTATACAAGGTTGCAAGACCTGGTGCTCAGAACAACACTGCTACTGCTGGTATATTTGACCTAGACGTTGACTCCAATGGTAGATGGTCAGTTGAGAAGTTCAAGGGACTTCTATTCCAGATCGAAAGAGACATGAACGCAATCGGGCATGAAACTCGTCGTGGAAAAGGGAACATTCTAATATGTTCTGCTGACGTTGCATCTGCACTTTCAATGGCTGGTGTGTTAGACTACACTCCTGCTCTTGCTGGAAACTCTAACCTACTTCCTGACGACAATAGTTCCACACTTGCTGGTACATTGAACGGAAGAATCAAGGTTTACGTTGATCCTTATTCTGCAAACGTATCTGATAGACATTTCTATGTTGCTGGATACAAAGGTAGTTCTGCATACGATGCTGGATTATTCTACTGTCCATATGTACCTCTACAAATGGTCAGAGCAGTAGGTCAGGATACATTCCAACCAAAAATCGGATTTAAGACTCGTTACGGTATGGTTGCTAACCCATTTGCGGAAGGCACTGACCAAGGCGGTGGAGATCTTGATCCTAACAAGAACAGATATTACAGAAGAGTCCTAGTTGACAACCTAATGTAAATCTTATATGTGAGTCCACTCACATAACTAATCCCAAGGACCCTTCGGGGTCCTTTTTTATTATAAATGGTATATAATAGACATTATGAGAACCACACCTAAAAGGAGATTCTACATGTTATCAGAAGTTTTAAAGGAGTCACCTATCAGTGACTATGTTAAACCTAAACGCAGGGTGAGGACTACAAGTCCTGCTGTAAAGAAAGCATACAAGAAAGGATATCTCAACAAGAAGCAAGAAACATTTACAAGAGAAGAGTGTGAAGCAATGATTGAGTTCGCTATCAATCAACACAATAGAAACGCAGGACAGATCAGCATGGTCCTAGGTTTCATATTCATGGCACTATTTGCTGATGGATTATTCAGAGTTTTAGGATTGATCCCACCATTCATGGGACTAGATGTAAATATAATTCAAGACGTAGTTGATGCTATCAAAGACGAAGTAACCAAACAACTATAAATACCTAAAAATAGGTAGAAAAATGCCACAAGACTATGGTCAGTGGAACAAACAGATTGAGAATAGAAACTTTCTATCTCCAATCGGTTTCAAGATGCAGATAGATGAATATCCGAAGACTGTATATTTTGCACAGTCCGCTAATATCCCTGGTGTTTCTACAAATACAGTAGAACAACAGACAGGTATGGGTCGTCCAATTCCATACGAAGCATTTGGACTTAACTATGAACCATTTAATCTGACGTTTCTAGTTGACGAAAATTTAGAGAACTATTTGATAATACATAACTGGTTGACTGCTATCGCGGGTGGTAGAGAAAGTCTCAGAGAGCGTAGTAATATTGAAAGAAACTATTCAGTTCGTTGTGATGGATCACTCGCTGTGCTTAACAGTAATTTCCAAGCAAATTTCTTTGTGACATTCAAGGATATGTTTCCTGTCTCCTTGAACGCATTGGAATTTAATGCTACAATAGATGGTACAGAGTATGCTACTGCAACCGCAGAGTTTAGGTATGCTGTGTATAATATAGAAACAGTAGACGGTATCGTAAGAACACAATTAGAATGAACCTTGATGAAATTCGTGACATGTGGAGGGAGGACTGTAAGATTGATCAGAACGACCTCGACACTGAGAACTTTAAATGTACAGTTATCCATGAAAAGTATCTAAACATATGGTCTCACTTTCGTCTGATGCTATCAGATGCTGAGACTAAGGGAAAGATGCTGTACAAAGAGAAATTTGAATACTATGCAGGCAAAGCACCAGCAGCAGTATATGCTAAGAACCCTTTTAATCATAAGGTATTGAAAGGTGACCTGACCACATACATCTGGGCAGACGAAGATTGGTTGAAGAACAAGCAGAAAATTGACTACCTCCAAACTGTTATAAATTATTTGGAGATGATTCTTAAACAGTGTTCCAACCGTGGTTTCCAAATAAAGAACTATCTTGAACTGAGAAAACATGCAGATTATTGACTACATTAATCACAAAAAAGAATGAAGTTTATTTGAAAGTGAATGCTGAACCTCATGTTCACCAAGAACTAAGTGATCACTTTCAGTTTGATGTACCTGGGGCAAAATACATGCCACAGTATCAAAAATATAAATGGGATGGAAAGATCAGATTATACTCTCCTGCTACTGGTGAGATATACGCTGGTCTTTTTGACTATCTGACTGACTTTCTAGAAGAAAGAGGTTACCACTATCAGATACAGGACAATAACATCTATGGAAGACCAACAGATACCGAACTTCTCATATCACCTGAGGCTGTTGCGGGGTTTATTAGATCTCTATCAATTCCGTTTAAAGCACGAGACTACCAGTTACGAGCAGTTTACCAAGCACTTAAATACAATCGCAGACTTTTACTTTCCCCGACAGGATCAGGAAAATCCCTGATAATATATGCCATGGTAAGATGGCATCTACATTTTAAAAGAAATATATTAATTATAGTTCCAACAGTATCATTAGTAGAGCAGTTATATAAAGACTTTAAAGAATATGGATGGAATCCTCGTGGATACTGTCATAGAATCTCAGCAGGAGCAGAGAAATTTACAGAGTTACCTGTCACAATATCTACATGGCAGAGTATATACAAAGAACCCCGAAAGTTTTTCAAGAAGTTTGATGTAGTTATAGGGGACGAAGCACACTTATATAAAGCAAAGTCATTGTCGGGTATCCTCACCAAGTGTCATGACGCAAAACACAGAGTAGGACTGACAGGGACACTAGATGGTATGCAGACTCATCAGTTAGTGTTAGAGGGTTTGTTCGGTAAATGCGACAAGGTAACTAAGACTGTTGACCTCATGAAGAAGGGTCATCTTGCTCCTCTATATGTCAAGATCCTAGTGTTGAAGCATGGTTTCGTACCATTTGAGGACTATCAACAGGAGATGGATTGGATAGTTCAGAACCATAGACGAAATACCTTGATCACTAACCTAGCACTCGACTTGTCAGGTAACACCTTGGTTCTCTTCAACTACGTCGAGAAACATGGTATCCCCTTGAACGAAATGCTAAATAGTAAAGTAAAGGATGGTCGAAAGACGTTCTTTATACATGGTGGTATTGATGCATATGACAGGGAACAAGCACGCTCGATTTGCGAGCAGGAAAAAGACGCGATCATTCTTGCTTCTTATGGGACTTTCTCTACTGGTATCAATATTAGGAACTTACATAATGTAATTTTCGCAAGTCCATCTAAGTCGAGGATTCGTAATCTTCAATCTATTGGACGTGTCCTTCGTAAGGGTGACAACAAAGCACAAGCAACGCTATATGATATAGCAGACAACTGTGCTCGTGGATCAAAAAAGAACTATACTATTAGACATCTTGATGAAAGAATTAAGATATACAATGAAGAATCTTTCAATTACGAAATTAAGGAGATCAAACTCAATGATTAACTACATTCGACACGACGAACAATTCTACGGAGTATGTAAACTCTCTCATGGGGATGAAGTATTAGGTGAGATAATTGTTACAGAAGATCCTGAGACCAAGACAGACTTAATATTCATTCAGCATCCTGCTAAGACTAAGGTTATTGATTTAGATCATCCTATACAAGAAAATTCCAGAGAACAGAAGGTGGCGATGGGTTTTATCAAGTGGATGAATTTCAGCGACGAAGACTTTTATGTTATAAGCGAGAAAGATATAATGACGATAGCACCCATGTCTCCTTCATCAATTATGATGTATAAGAGGTGGGTCAGAAAAGAAATCGATAGATTGCCTGAGAAAGAAAGGGAAGTACCCATGAATAGTTCTATGGGATTACTAGACACAGTAGACAATGCCAGACAACTTTTAGAAAGAATCTATAAGAACCCTAAGTTACCAGATATAAACCAATAGAACTTCCCTTCCAACCCTCACAGTGTTGAGTGTACACAGAATTTAACAACTTGTCAAGCTAGTTGCGTTTTCTGTGTTTTTTTGTTAATATAGGTACATCCAAACGGATATTATGCCCCGCAAATCTACCAAGAAAAAAGAACATTATGTAGATAACAAGAAGTTTCTAGCAGCATTAGTCGTGTATCGTACTGAATGCGCTGAGGCAACTGAGAAAGGACTCGGTAAACCAAGAGTTTCAAACTATATTGGCGACTGCTTTTTAAAAATAGCAACTCATCTATCATATAGACCTAACTTTATCAACTATATGTACAGAGAAGACATGATCGGAGACGGTATTGAAAATTGTATTCAATACATTCACAACTTTGACCCCGACAAATCTTCTAACCCATTCGCGTATTTTACGCAGATCGTTTATTATGCATATTTAAGACGTATTGCAAAAGAAAAACGACAACAAGCGATACGAGAAAAGATTCTGGAACGCAAAGGTTACGAAGAAGTCTTCCACTCAGATGACCACGATAACTCTGCTGACTTAAATTACATCAAGAACAGAGTCGAAACTAACACACGATACAACTAATGGGAATACTCTCTCAACTCAAAGTCATGTTTAAAGAAGATGATCTTGAACTGACTAAGGCAGACTACAAATTAATTTGTGATGCTTTACATAAACGTCAACGAAACTTCATTGCAGGAGATCGGATGTTTAAACATTATGGTATACTACTAGATAAATTTGACAGACTCTATGAAACTGCTTCTGATAACTGATCAACACTTTGGTGTAAGGAACGATAGTCCTGCATACATTGAGCAGTATCGTAAATTCTATAAGGATACTGTCCTCCCATACATTGATAAGAACAAGATCACTCACATTGTAAATCTTGGCGACACGTTTGATAAACGAAAGTCTATAAACTATTCGTCCTTAGATGCTGCAAAGGAGATGTGGTTTGATCCTGTCAGGGATCGTGGTATCCATATGTGGTGCATTGTGGGTAACCATGACATCTACTATAAGAATACTTTAAAGGTCAATAGTCCTGAGTTATTGTTTGAAGATTACGATAACATTACAATAGTTGATGAACCACAGGATATTAATATAGGTGGTTTAGATATTCTAATGTTACCATGGAGGTGTGAAGCAAATACACACAAGTGGAGAAAGATAATAGAAGATACCAAGAGTACAGTATGTCTAGGACATTTGGAACTCAGTCAGTTTGATCCTATCCCAGGATATACTATGGATCATGGTGATGATCCTGCTCCTTTCGAGAAGTTTGATGTAGTATGCTCAGGTCATTACCATCACAGGTCATGTAAGGGTAATATTACATACCTTGGTAATCCGTATCAACTATACTGGAATGACTTCGGTACAGAGAGAGGGTTCCATACACTAAATACTAAGACAAAGAAACTGACTTTCATAAAGAACCCTAATAATATGTTCAATAAGATATATTATAGGGATAGTGAAACTGCTCCTATTGATTATCAGTCTCTAAGTGGTACATATGTAAAGTTGATCGTAGAAAAGAAAGAAGATCAGAAGATGTTTGATAGTAAACTATCCATGATCTTGCAATCAAATCCTGCCGACTTAAAGATTATAGAAGATACCTTTATGGTATTGGATGAAATAGATGAGACGATAGAAACAGAGGACACTTTATCCATTCTCAACAAATGTGTTGCAGAGGTCGATCATAAGGATGAAGTCTTTGGTATACTTAAATCTTTATATGTAGAAGCACAAAGAGTTTAATGTTTGTATTAGTTGACAAAGCAAGCGGAGGGGTGTATGCTGTAAAGGATGACACCACAGTAGAACGTGTTGTTCAACTCTTCCAAGAAGAAGACGATGCTGTTAGATATCACGAGTATCTTATTGCAGCAGATTATGAGAGAGAATTAATAATTACACCATGTGACGAGCAACAGGTAAAAGATAATTGTGCGTCATTCGGTTATGTATATACGGTAATTAAACCAACTGATATTGTTTATCCCCCAAGTGATTCTGACTAAATGATTGTTTTTGAAAAGATTAGATGGAAGAATCTGTTGTCCACTGGTCAGCAGTTTACTGAAATCAATCTGAATGATACTGCGTCTACATTAATTGTAGGTAATAACGGAGCAGGCAAGAGCACACTTCTTGATGCTCTTTGTTTTGGTCTGTTTGCAAAACCATTTAGAAAGATTAGTAAGACACAATTAATCAATACAGTTAATGAAAAGGAATGTGTAGTAGAGATAGAATTTAATATCGGTAGTATTGAATATAAAGTTATCAGAGGTATGAAACCCTCTAAGTTTGAGATCTATCGCAACGGAGAACTCTATGATGCAAATGCATCTGTTGCTGATGACCAGAAATACTTAGAACAATCTGTACTTAAACTTAATTTTAAATCATTTACACAGGTAGTCATACTGGGTAGCAGTACCTTTGTGCCTTTCATGCAGTTGACAGGACCTAATAGAAGAGAAGTTATAGAAGATATACTAGACATCCAGATCTTCTCTCAGATGAATACTCTGTTAAAGGAGAGAGTCAAAGAGATCAAGGACGAGCAGAGATCATGTGAGTATGAAATGGATATTGCACAACAGAAAGTTGAAATGCAAATCCGTAATATCGAGAACCTAGAAAAGGTTGATACTACACAGATGGAAAGGAAGCAGAAGAAGTTTGATCTAAATGAAGAACGTTGTATACAAATCAAATCTAGAATCAAAGAACTAGATAAGAAATGTGATACGTTAGAACCACAGATATTAGAACTAGACAAGGCAGTAGATAAACATGAGAAGTTCAAAGAGATGCGTACCAAGATCAAATCTAAATTTGATAACTCTCGTAGAGAAATGAATTTCTTTGAGAACAATCACACATGCCCCACATGTACACAAGAGATTAGTGAACAGTTTAAAGAAACAAAGATAAAGTATCTTGCAGATAAAGGAACTGAATTAGCAGCAGGGTCTAAACAAATTACTGATGAGATTAAAAAACTTGCGACCACAGTCAAAGATCTCAGGAAGAAATCAGAAGAGATCAATGGTTATAGGTATGAAATACAGGCATTGACACATGAGGAAACTAAACTTCTTAAAGAGAATACTGATATATTAACTGAGGTTGGTAGTGATACTACAAACTTAGAGTATGAGAGACAGTCATTAGTTACTATCCAAAAGAACTTAGAAGATAAGAAAGATGACTGTGCCAAAGTCAATACACAAGCAAACTATCTTGGTATTGTAGGTGAGTTATTGAAGGACAGTGGTATCAAAACAAAGATAATTGCTAAGTTTATACCACTAATCAATGCTAGAATTAATAAATATCTGCACAGCATGGATTTCTTTGTAAACTTCACACTAGATGATAACTTTACTGAGAAGATCCTATCAAGATTTCGTGATGACTTTACATATGCCTCATTCTCTGAGGGTGAAAAGCAAAAGATTGACCTAGCACTACTGTTTACATGGAGAGAGGTTGCACAACTTAAAAATAGTGTGGCAACTAACCTACTCATTCTTGATGAAGTGTTTGACTCATCACTAGATCAATCTGCCACTGATGAACTGATGAAGATATTAAAGAATAAGTTAGACAAAACTAATTTGTTTGTGATTTCACACAAAGGTGAAGTCCTAATTGACCGCTTTGATAAGACGGTTGAGTTTAAGAAAGATGGCGATTTCTCAAATTTACATTTGACAAACGCATAGTCTCCTGTATAATGAAGATAGTATCTAAAATTTATGTTTCTAGCAAGTTGCCCACCAGTCTATACCCTACCTGGGACGTGGAGTAAATGTAATGCACTCATTCCACATTACAACGCAGACCCTAACGTTACGTTTGGGATAGCATTATTAATATTCACTGTTGGACTGACTGGATTCGGTGTGTATAGAGCATTCTTTAACAACAAAGATCTAACAGATCAGTGGGACGAACACGATGACTAATTATGGACTTGAAGTAGTATTCTGGGTCACACTTGGAGTGCTTTTAATCTACCAATACGAGAATAGAAAATGAATGACCTGACCGTGGGGATCTATTTCATACTCTTTGCCATAGTAGCAGGAAGTAGTGCAATGTTCATGTTCATGATGATGAGAACCACGATTGAGGCAGTCAATAAACCTGTAAGAAATGTACATCCAGAAATGAAAGACGTACAAACAGGTGATGAGTTACTTGTATTTAAACCAGAGGAAGATGATGATGAACCTGACACTGTTGTAGTAAGAAGATAATGTACCATAACAACTTCTTTACTGACGAACAATGGGAATGTATAAGAGTATGTGTAGCAAATGCACCTATACCTTATGATATTACAAAGAAAAAGATTCCTGCTGAGATCCTAGAAAAGATAGGACAACCACAGAGAAAGGAATACGAAGGAGAAACATTAGTACACGTTGACTTGGAGCAATATGAAAATACCTAACTGGCAACACCACTCTAAAAAAGAAAAGAAGCGTCATCTTAAACCACAAGCATTGCGTCAAGCAAGGAAGCGTCGCAACCAGTTGACAAAGTGTCTACTCAACCGTCCCAAGGGGCGGTTTTGTTATTACAATGTATAGTATAAGACACAGAGAATTATGAACATCGTCAAAGAGTCACTTGCAAAACTACTCGCACAAGAAGATCTAATCATTGAGCATCGTCCAGTACAAACTGCACAGTTTGATGTAACCAGAAGAATTCTAACACTTCCAACATGGGCACACGAAAGCAACTACGTTACTGACTTACTCATAGCACACGAAGTATCTCACGCACTTTATACACCTGATGATAATTCTTGGTTAGAAGAAGTCAATATGTCATTTGTAAATGTCGTTGAAGACATTCGTGTTGAGAAACTTATCAAGCGTAGATATCAAGGTTTACCTAAAACATTCTTCAATGGTTATGAAGTTTTACAAGGCGAAGACTTCTTTGATATTGCAGACAAAGATCTAAGTCAGTTCAATCTTGCAGACAAACTAAACTTACATTTCAAAGTAGGTCATCACGTTGACATTCCTTTTACTACAGAAGAACTATACTTCAAAGCAAAGGCAGATCTTCTAGAAACTTTTGAAGATACTATTGCTTTAGCAAAAGAGTTGCACGGATACTGTAAAGATCAACTTGATAAGCAAAAAGAGCAGTTAGAAGAATCACAACCAGATTCAGAGTCAGGTAATTCTGAAGGTGAGTCAATGCCTTCTAATGAGAAAGGTGATGCAGAACAAACTGATGGGCAGCAGCAACAGCAACAGCAATCATCTCCTAGTGATGAGGTAGAAGATCTTCTTCAAGAAACTCCTGCTCAATCACCACAGGGTACAACCGCAGGACGTTGCAACGGTCCTGAGGATGCAATCGCTGAACCTCAAGTACAAACTGCAGATTCATTTGATGAAGCAATCAAAGGATTAGTTGAAAAAACTAACAGAGAAAACTTTTACGTGGAGTTAACACCAACTCTAAGATCAAGTCACGTTGTTGATAACAAAGAGACAGATGATTATCTTACTGATTGGTACGCTAACCAGTATGCATTGAGAAGTAAAACAGATTTCAATGATGAGTATGATATGGAATTGGCAAGAAGAATCACTGCAGACTTAGATGAGTCTGATTCTGATTACAGAAACTTTAAAGTAGGTAATACTAAAGAAGTTAACTATCTTGTCAAAGAGTTTGAGATGAAGAAAGCAGCAGATGGTTATGCACGTGCCACTACTGCAAGAACTGGAGTTCTTGATACTGGTAAGTTACACACTTACAAATACAATGAAGATCTTTTTAGAAAAGTTACTACTATTCCTAACAGCAAAAACCACGGTCTAATATTCAACATTGACTGGTCAGGTTCTATGCATCATCAGATATTAGCAACTATCAAACAGACTCTTACTATGGTATCATTCTGTCGTAAAGTTGGTATCCAGTATGATGTATATCTTTTCACAGATGCTTGGCATAAAGATCACTATGATACAGAAGAAGATGCTTCATTAGAAAATAAAATTATCTTAAGAAACTTTAACTTAATCAATGTTCTAACTAGCAGTTCTAACAACAGACTACACGAAAAGCAAGCATTAAATCTTTTCCGTCTAGCGAGAGCATACAGTGGAAACTATGGTTATGGTAATGTACCTCACAAACTACAATTAGGTGGCACTCCACTTAATGAAGCGATGATTGCATTGAACTACATCATTCCTCAGTTCAAGAAAAAGACAGGTGTACAAAAAGTACACGTTCTAACTTTAACTGATGGTGAAGGTGCACCTAGTGTTTCTTTCGGTAAGAAAGCAAAGAGATACTATGAGCAGGATGAGTGGAAGATCTATGCTTCTAGAATTGACTCCCATGTATTCTTACGTGATCGTAAAACTGGTAAGATGTACAAATTTAATGACGACTATTGGGGATCAGGAATGACAGAAACTTTTGTTCTTCAACTACGTGACAGATTTCCTGAGTGTGAGTTTATGAACATCAGACTTATCACAGGTAATGACTGGGGTAGATTCAAGTCATCTTGCTTAGGCAGTACTGTATCTCAAGAAGAAATATCTAAAGCAGATCAAGTGTGGAGAAGAACCAAGTCATTCATCTGCACATCATCTTTCTGGACAGTACAGTACGCATTACATATCAATGCACTTGACAACAATGCTGAGTTTGAAGTGCAAGAAGATGCTACTAAAGCACAAATCAAGAAAGCATTTAGCAAGTCTCTTGGTGGTAAGAAGATGAACAAGAAGATCTTATCTTCCTTCATCGAGCGTATCGCTTAGTGCCAATAAAATTAGTGGCACATTCATAGTAGATAAGTCCTATGCTATGTGTCATTATAATACTATACAAATCAATTTCAATTTTACATTATGCCTTTTGAAAGAAAACTATCCGTAAACTTCGTAGACGAACTACGTCAAGAACACGGTAATGAGATTGATGCATCTCATATCAGAAAATTTGCAACAAGTCGTAACTGCGGTTATGCAACTGTTGCTCGCAAACTAAAACAGTTCCAAACTAAGCGTGGTTCATGGAATCTAACTATTGCTGAAGGTAGAGAGATACTTGAGAAAGCAGTCTCAGCACCCTCTGTAATCCCCTCAGTTGAGCAAAACCTTATTCCAGAGGTAGTTGATACCTTTGTCAAGTTCGGTAACTTTGCTGACGTCAAGAAGATTATCCAATCAGGTATCTTCTATCCTGCATTTATCACAGGTCTATCAGGCAATGGTAAAACATTTTCTGTAGAGCAAGCGTGTGCACAGGCAAAGAGAGAATTGATCAGAGTTAACATCTCTATCGAGACAGACGAAGACGATCTCATCGGTGGATTCAGACTTGTTGATGGCAGCACAGTATGGCACAACGGTCCTGTAGTTGAAGCACTTGAAAGAGGTGCAGTTCTATTACTTGACGAGATTGACTTGGCATCTAACAAGATCTTATGTTTACAATCTATCCTTGAAGGTAAAGGTGTCTTTCTTAAGAAAATCGGCAAGTATGTAAAACCTGCAGCAGGGTTCACAGTTATCGCTACTGCTAACACAAAAGGTAAAGGTTCTGAGGATGGTAGATTCGTAGGCACCAATGTTCTTAACGAAGCATTCCTTGAGAGATTCCCTGTTACCTTTGAGCAGAACTATCCTCATCCACAGACAGAGCAGAAGATGCTTGACCTATTGTCTGATGACAAAGAGTTCAACAAGAGACTTTGTGACTGGGCAGACATCATCCGTAAGACATTCTTTGACGGTGGTATTGATGAGGTCATCTCTACTCGTAGACTTGTACACATCATTCAAGCATTCAAAATCTTTGGTAATCGTGCTAAGGCAATCACTACATGTATATCACGTTTTGATGACGAGACAAAGCAAGCGTTTCAAGAACTTTACGATAAGGTTGACGCAGACGTAGACTTTGAGGTATAATGGTGGCATACTGGTTACTTTATGACGTTTTGAAGGAGGAAGGACTATTGGAACAATATGGATTTGATTCACTAGGAGATGATATTCCAGATCTATCGGGACTTGAATTCAAGTCCCCTTATGACTACCCATCGTATTCAGAGATGATGGATATGAATATCACTATTGATGATCTAGAAACTTGTAAGTACAATGAAAAAGAAACTCTCGCTGAAGCGGAAAAATACATTGTTAAAACTTATAAGAAACACTATTCGAGTAAGGACAACTTCCAAACTCTAGATTTCATCGAAGCACTAGGTGATGCTCAAGCATTCTGTAGAGGAAATGCTATGAAGTACCTAAGTCGTTTTGACAAGAAGGGAACCCCTAAACTTGACATTTTAAAAGCAATACACTATTGTGTATTATTATATCACTTTCACAATAAGGAGAACTAATGAAACTTTCTAAAGGAACACTTGATATTCTGAAGAACTTTTCCAATATTAATCAATCAATTTGTTTTAAAGAAGGTACAGAGTTATCTACCTTATCAATACAAAAAAACATTTTATCACGTGCAGTAGTAAATGAAAAGTTTCCAAAAGACTTTGCCATCTATGATCTGAGTGAGTTCTTATCTGGTCTTACATTATTTGAAGATCCAGATTTTATATTTGACGATGACAACTATGTCGTTATCAAAGACAAGAAGTGTCAATCAAGATATTTCTTCGCTGATCCATCTACCATTATAAAACCACCAGAGAACAAGGTAGACATTCCAAGTAGGGATGTATGTTTCAGTGTTGCTTGGTCTGATTTATCAAACATAATCAAGGCAGCATCTATCTATCAAATTGCTGATCTAGCAGTTGTAGGTAACGGTAGTGAGATCAAACTTCTTGTTAGTGATAAGAAGAATAAAACATCAAACAGTTATGCTGTAACCGTTGGATCTACTGATGCTAAGTTTACTTTCAATTTCAAAGTAGAAAATCTAAAACTACTTCCTGCAGATTATGAAGTGACAATTAGCAAACAGAATGCATCCTTGTTCAGAGATCCAAAAAGAGATCTAGAATATCTTATTGCATTAGAACCAGACTCACGCTATAATGGGTAATATACCATTGTGCTATGAATATCTTTGTTACTGACCCATCACCCTATAAGTCTGCACAGGTTTTACCTGACAAGCATATTGTCAAGATGCCACTAGAAACATGTCAAATGTTATCTATTGTTGCATCAGAGAAGTGGGGTCATGGTTTTGGCACATTACCTAAGATAGATGGCACTCCATACAAAACAGACAAGGGTGCATTTCGTAATCATCCTTGCACTATCTGGGCACAGAATAATTTCTATTGGTTAATAGAACATGGTCTTGCATTGTGTGCAGAATATACACACAGGTACAACAAGGTTCATAGTTGTCAGTATACTATTGAGTGTGCTGATATTATGTTTCCATCCTGCCCACCACCCACATCCTTTACACGTGCTATGCCCGATGAGTTTAAATATGACACAAGCATTGACACTTTTACTGCTTACAAGAATTACATTAGCAGCAAACCTTGGGTTGCATCTAATTATCTTCGTGACCCATCCCGCAAACCGAATTGGTTATCCTAAATTATGAGTGAGTTTCTTTGGGTAGAAAAGTATCGCCCCAAACGCATTGAACATTGTATTCTTCCACCTGAGTTGAAGTCTACCTTTGAATCATTTGTGAAGGCAGGAGAGATTCCTAATCTTCTTTTATGTGGAACTGCAGGAATTGGTAAGACTACAGTTGCAAAAGCATTATGCGAAGAATTGCAAGTTGATAGTATAGTTATCAATGGATCTGATGAAGGTAGATTCTTAGACACTGTAAGAAATAGTGCAAAACAATTTGCATCAACTGTATCATTGACCTCATCATCTAAACATAAGGTCATCATTATAGATGAAGCAGACAATACCACACATGATGTGCAGTTACTATTGCGTGCATCTATAGAAGAGTTTCAAAACAATTGTAGATTTATATTTACCTGTAATTTTAAAAACAAAATTATAGAACCACTTCACTCTCGTACAACAGTTATTGATTGCAACACTCGTGGAAAACAGAAACAACAAATTGCAGGACAATTTTTTGAGAGGTGTCGTGGAATACTTACTGCAGAGAATATACAATTTACTGATGCTGTGGTCGCTGAGGTCGTCCAGAAGTTCTTCCCAGACTTCAGACGTACCCTCAACGAACTGCAAAGGTATGCAGCGTCAGGAGTCATCGACACTGGCATTCTGGCACAGATAAGTCAGGTTCGATTAGAAAAACTTGTGGGTGCATTGAAGGCAAAAGACTTCGGTGCTGCTCGTAAGTGGATCGTTGCTAATTTAGATAATGATCCTAATGCTATACTAAGGACAGTGTATGATAATCTTTATGAATCTCTTACACCAACAAGTATACCTCAAGCGGTATTGATTATTGCTAAGTATCAATACCAATCAGCATTTGTTGCTGATCAAGAAATCAATCTCTTAGCAGCACTAACCGAAATTATGGTGGAGTGTAACTTCAAATGACTAACAAATTTATGAGCAAACGTGAAAAGATCAGAGCACAAATGAAATCTAGATTTTATTATATCTTCTGGGGTGCAGCAACCGTTGCTGTTGTAAGTGGACAACTATATGTTGGAACCTCTTATCGTGCTATGGCAAGATCAATGAATAGATGGTTTGAAGAAACTATTGACATTATGCAAGAACCAGTAAGAAAGAGACAGAGACAGGATGGATACTACATGCCTATTCCAACTCCAGAAGATTATGGGATGACAATAGTGCAATGAAAAAGTCTGAACTAATACACTATCGTCTTCAAGCAATGCTTAGAGAACATACATTCCATGACTTAGAATATCTTGGTGAACGTAAAAGTTATAAGTCAGGAGAGATGGAACATTGGTATAACATAGGTGGCAATGAAGTGCCAGTTGATGCTATAATGGAATTAGAATCAGCAGAACCATGAAAACACCACTAAGATATCCTGGCGGAAAGTCAAGAGCAGTTCCTAAGTTGTGGCAATGGTTACCTGAGACTATCACAGAGTATCGTGAACCATTCTTAGGTGGTGGTAGTATGGCAATCGAGATGACAAAACGTTTTCCTGATTTACCTATCTGGGTCAATGACTTATACAAACCATTATATAATTTCTGGTTAGTATTGAGAGACGATGGTGACTACCTCTATGATCAACTCATACAATTAAAACAGAGACATCCAGATCAAGGTTCTGCTAAACAATTATTTTTAGATGCTAAGGAGAAAGTAAATGAGGATGATATTGGATACAAAGATAAAGCGGTTGCTTTTTATATTATCAATAAGTGTTCTTTCTCTGGTCTCACTGAAAGTTCGTCCTTCTCACCACAGGCAAGTGATTCCAACTTCTCCATACGTGGTATCAACAATCTCAAAGACTATTCTAAGTTGATAAAGAACTGGAAGATTACTAATCTAGATTATGCTGAACTAGTAGAGGATTGTTTAGGAAGAATAGGGATGCTAACTTGTTCAGATAATACATTCATATATGTCGATCCACCATATCAAGTAAAAGATAATCTCTATGGTCATAAAGGTGCAATGCACAAAGGTTTTGACCACGGAAGATTTGCTGATATCATGGATGACACAATGGGCAATGTTATGGTATCATATAATAACCACCCAGATATCGTTCAAAGATTTGAAGAGTGGCATCAGTATGACTTTGCTCATACTTATACAATGAGATCTACAGGTACATACATGTCAGATCAAACAAAACGTCGTGAATTAATTTGTCTTAATTATGGAAAGTTTAGGAGTCAGGGTACTACGTAGTGGGTACTGTCAACTCTACAATACACGTAGAGGTCCTATGGGAACATTTGCTCCCAACGCTACTCAAGCAATTATCATGGGTGAAGAAGTCCATGTGCAAATGAAGAATGGAAGTACACAGATATATCGTATAAACAATAACAGAACAGGAGTTGTAGGACCTATCAGGACATTTTAATGGAACTAAAGGACTGGTTGAACTCTATCAATTTTACCAAAGATAACTTGATAGAAGATGATCCCGAAGCAATCAAATCTTATCCACCATATATTGTAAACAGATGTTTGTCTGGACATCTTGACACTATCCTGTTTGCAAATGAGATGAATATGTATAGTAACCTTGACAAGGATTTACAGTACTCTTTCTTGCTATATACTTTACGGAAACGAAAGCGTTTCTCACCTTGGTTGAAGAAAGAACAGATTGAAAATCTGGATCTAGTTAAAAAACACTATGGATATAGTAACGAGAAAGCGAGGATCGCAGTAAATCTTCTCACCAAAACCCAAATTGAACACATTCGTAACAAACATGAGATGGGAGGAAAACAATGACTGCGATCACAGAAGAAGTAAAATGGACTTCTGATAGTATGATAGAGGTAGGTTTGAAAGAACCTGATGACTTTCTCAAGGTAAGAGAAACACTGACGAGAATTGGAGTAGCATCCAGAAAAGAAAAGAAGTTATATCAATCATGTCATATACTACACAAACAAGGTAGATATTACATAGTTCACTTTAAAGAGTTGTTCGCACTGGATGGGAAGAAAGCGAACTTAAGTCTTAACGATGTACAACGTAGGAATCGTATAGTACAGTTGCTAGGTGATTGGGGTTTAGTATCAATCCACAGTAAGGAAAGTATTGCTGACGTAGCACCTTTAAGTCAGATCAAAGTTCTTGCCTATAAAGAAAAGCACGAATGGACTTTAGAAAGTAAATACAACATAGGAAAGAAGAAGGAGGAATAACCGAACCTCCTTTTTTATGTCTGCTGTTATAATTAGTAGTGTCGCCTTCGGGGACAAAATTAACACTCGCTATAATAGGAGAACTACTATGGAAATTCAAAGGTATACTGCTGCCGACTTACCAACACTGTTTGATAAGATAACAAAGAACAGCATAGGAATGGATAGTTATTTTGATTCATTCTGGAATACAACCCAGACTAACTACCCACCTTACAACCTAATCCACTTAAGTAATGAAGAATCAAGACTGGAAATCGCAATCGCTGGCTTCAAAAAAGATGACGTCAAAGTCTATACGGAGTATGGAAAGATATATGTCGAAGCAAGCAAAGAAAAATCAGAGGATGATGGAACGTATGTCCATCAAGGACTGGCACAACGTTCCTTCCAACGAGCATGGACGCTCTCCGACGATACGGAGGTTAGATCCGTCGAGTTTAATGATGGACTCCTCAGTATATTACTAGGAAAAGTAATTCCTGATCATCACAAAAGAGTAGATTACATCTAACTACATAGGGGGTATTGACAAATGTTGATACCTCCTTTATAATGTAAACAAAAGTATTTTTTAACATGGCAAAAGGTAAGAAAGAACCTATAAACGTAACTCCCCCTCCTGCTGCTGCTGAGTCATTAATAAAAGCAGAAAGAGTAAAGGTAGTAATTCTCAGCAATGGAGATAGTGTCATTGCTGATGTTCAAGAAGCAACTCATAAAGAAACTGGAGAAAGACAAGCATTCATATTAAATTTTCCTTATAAAGTTGAGTATGACCAACCTAAACTAGATGGTACAGGTATCGTAACTGACCCAGAAGTCAAAGTACATTACTCACCATACTGCCCACTAACACCAGAAGTTCAGATACCAATTAATCACACAATGGTGTTGACTATTTTAGAACCAGTTCCAAGTCTTCGTGATACATACATCAAGAATGTACAGAAGATGGGTGGCAGTGTAGAATGAGTGTAAAACTTTTACTATTAAAATCTGGTGAAGAAGTAATAACAGAAGCAAAAGAGATCGTGAATCCTGAGACTAAGGAACCCATGGGATATCATTTGCATAAACCTTTCAGATTAGACATTGTATCTAATGATGGAGGGATTGTATTTAATAATGAAAAGGGATATCAAATATCATGGTTTCCATGGGCACCTCTAAGTAAAGATAAAGATTTCTTTCTTCCTGCAGGACATGTTATTACAGCATATGATCCATTAGATAGTATTTCTGAACAATATGTACAAGCAATACGAGAAGAAAACTATGAGGAGAACTTTAAACGTCACGAAGATATGATCGCTGGAGTTACAGATAATGATTTAGATATGGAAGAAGTTTTCAGACAAGCAGAAAAGGCACTGGAAGATGAGGAGACTTAACCTATATGATAATGATACTGTAATTCATACTTATACAACAGACCACAAATTTCAAGGTAGTAAACAGATAGAAATTGAAGGACCTGTTACAATAACAAAATGTCTAGTAGACTATCCTGCACGTGTAAATGGAAAGTTTGGCATCATAACATTTGATCAACCAATCAAAACTCCATTATATAATATGGATCTAGTTCCTCAACCATTTCCTATAGAAATAGGTAGGGGAACTTTTAAATTTAAACATCTTATGTTCAACGGTCCTAGTTACTTTAACATTACAGTTGACAAATACAAACCTAAGATGTATATTGGTAATCTAATTACTAAAAAATTCGTACCAGAATTAAAAACTATTGAACCTGTATACTTGTACAGGAAAAAATATAATAATATTTGGAATGAAGAGGACTTATACAAATTAGAAAAATTATGCAAACAATGATAGTAATCCTTAAGAGTGGGGTACACCTCATATCTAAGGTAGAACAATTAGACGAAGAACCAAGTTGTCATTTGCAAGATCCTTATCTTATTAAGGATGATGGTACACTAGAACCATGGCCAAATTACACTGATGATGTGGACGTGTTGATTTATTCTGAGACACTTGCTACAATAGTAAATGCATCATCAGCGATGAAGGCAAAGTATAAGACGGTAACTAAATGAGTTTCTATACCAACGTACAACTGGTTGGGGATAATTTACTTTACCTTGGGTACGAGGATGGACAACGTATTCAACGTAAGTTTAAATTTTCTCCAACTCTTTTTGTCGTCACTGATAAACAAACTAAACAAAAAACTCTTGATGGTAGGTATGCTAAACCTATCAAGTTTGGTTCCGTAAAAGAAGCAAAAGGATTCATCGAACAATACAAAGAAGTACAAAACTTCGAGGTACATGGTTATGACAGATATCTCTATCAATTCATCTCGGAAGAGTTTCCGAAAGAAATTGATTACGAATTTAAAAATCTTAAAACTACATCTCTTGATATCGAGGTGGCATGTGAGAATGGCTTTCCTAACGTGCAGGAATGCTCGCAACCTCTTCTTAGCATTACAGTACAAGACCATCTCAGTCGTAAGATCAAAGTATGGGGTACCAAACCGTATACAAATAATAGAGATGACGTTGAGTACATACTCTGTGACGGTGAAGAACATCTTCTCCGTTGTTTTCTTGACTATTGGATTACTAATTTCCCAGATATTCTCACGGGGTGGAACGTAGAACTATATGATATCCCGTACATATGTGGACGTCTAGAAAGATTGTTTGGTGAGAAAGAAATGAAACAGATATCCCCATGGGGTATTGTGTATAGGGAAGACCTAGAGATAAAAGGTCGTCAACAAATTCTCTATAATATTTTTGGGATTAATGTGGTTGACTACATGGATCTCTACAAGAAATTTACATATACTAATCAGGAATCATATAGACTAGATCATATTGCATTTGTAGAACTAGGTCAAAAGAAAGTTGATCACAGTGAGTTTGAAAACTTCAAACAATTCTATACTAATGACTGGCAGAAATTTATTGACTACAACATCGTTGACGTGGAACTTGTCATACGTCTAGAAGAAAAGATGAAGTTGCTAGAACTTGCTGTTGCTCTAGCATATGATGCTAAAGTTAATATCAGGGATGTATACTATCAAGTAAGAATGTGGGATACTATCATATACAATTTTCTTAAGGAAAAGAATATAGTAGTTCCCCCTGCAAAACGTTCACACAAAGATGAAAAGTATGAAGGTGCGTATGTTAAAGAACCGAAGCCAGGACGCTATGATTGGGTGGTTAGTTTTGACCTCAACAGTCTGTATCCTCATCTTATTATGCAATATAATATTTCCCCAGAAACACTCGTTGAGAAGAGGCACCCATCAGCTACAGTTGCTAGAATACTTGGTCAAAAGGAACAGATAGATCCTAGGTATGCACTGTGTGCAAATGGTGCACAGTATCGTAAAGACATACATGGTTTCTTGCCTGAGATTATGCAGAAGATATACGATGAACGTGTGCAATCTAAAAAACTTATGCTTATGGCAAAGCAAGAATATGAGAAGACACCAACTAAAGAACTAGAGAAGAGTATCAGTAAATATAACAACATACAGATGGCACGTAAGATTCAATTGAACAGTGCTTATGGTGCTATCGGCAACCAATATTTTAGATATTACAATCTAAGAAATGCTGAAGCAATCACAATGTCT